TATGTCTGATGTATCTCCAAAAGCTGTAATATTGCCCTTACAAATAAATGCACCAGCATCTGACATATCTATTCTTGCAGCAACAATACCTGAGCCACCATCATTTCCTAAAAATACAAAATCTTTGTCCTGCTGTGAAACTGTTAAATTAAAGTTTGAAGAGCCACTTTCAATGTTTCCCCATTCAGTTCCATCATCTTTAAATCTTATGTGTTCTCCACCAGCATCTAAAATAATGTCTGCAGATACATCTAAAGTTAAATCTCCTGTTCTCGTAATGGTTCCACCGCCAATATCAATGGAGCCATTAAACATAGCTCTTCCTGCATCAGACATTCTTCCTAATAATTTGTCCTCAGGTTTTGTTCCAGCAGCTCCCCATGTTAACGTATGAAGAATTTCATCTTTTGATGCTCCTTGAGCCCACATCGGTAATCCGATTAGCGGAGCAAACGCTGCTTCTCCAGCAGCAAACCATCCAATACCTCTACCTAGTTTTCCATATTTCTTTAAAAAATTTATACAAATTAATATTCAAAGACAGGAAATGTTGAGGATGGCAAATGGAGATATGAGAAAACTTGCTATGATTATTGGTGTGGATTGGTCAGAAATTAGAAACTACAAATCTAATTTTTTATTAGAGAACTACCATGAGGAAGATATGCAAAGGCTAGAAGACTTTTATGAAAAACTATAAGGAGGAAAATGATTGAAAATATAAAAAAAGAACAAGTAAGAAATGATACATATATTTTAAATAAAATAATGCGTTATTTAAAATTAAATATTCACAAAGTTATAAATGATAATGACTTATCTTTTATTTATGAATACATAAAAGAAAGCAGAAGAAAGAAAGGCAATTAATGACTGACAAAGTAATGATGGAACTTGCTAAGATGCAAACAAACATAAGAAATCTTGAAAGAGATAATAAATCATACTCAAAAAAATTATTAGAAAGAGATGAAATAATTAAAGGTATTGATGAAAAATATAAAGATAAAATACAAAAATTAAAAGATGAAATAGCATTTAAAGATAGGATGCTTGAAACATTAAGGCCAACACCAAAAATAAAGAAAGGAAAGAATGTCAAATAATATATATAAAAAACTAAAGTTAGCTTCCGCTGAAGCTAGGATGGTTAAAAAAACTGAGAAGAAAGGAGGCATGAATTTTAACCCATTAGAACATGATGCGGTTCAAGCTGTTGCTATGGAGGCATTAATTAAAAATGATTTATATCCATACTGCACATACAAAGATTTTAATATGGAAGATGATTTTGTCAGAACTACTTGTAAGATGACTATTGTAGATTTGGATGACCCTTCTTCTTTTATTGAAATTGAAACTCATGCTCTTGCTAAAAAAGATAAATATGGATCAGGTAACTGTATGTCTTATGCAAGAAAGTATGCTTTTTTAAATGCTTTAAATTTAAGAACTGGAATGAAAGATGATGAGGAAGAAGCAAAAGATATGGAAGATGGATATAATGCTAAACCATTTACCACTCAATTATCTAAAACAGTTACTAAAGAAATTAGTAAAGAACCTAAGATAGATGATATTTATATTGCAACTCAATTAGATGTTATCCAACAAAACAAAGATAATAAAAATTCTACAGTCTTGAAAAGTGAATTAGAAAATCTCAAGACTAGAATAAGTAAGGCTGGAATTTGGGATGCGTTTTTCAAGTCTGATAATTTTAAAACATTTAACGCATTAAGAATCAAACATAACAATAAAAGGAGTTAATTATGGCGTTTGAATTAAAAGAAGGTGAGGGATTTTTAAATAGAGATAATGAAAATCCTGAAAAATATTGGGGATCATTTAAGGTCAGCCAAGATTTAAAACAAGGAGATACAATCAATCTTACTGAATGGATTAATACCAAACCAGACGGAAAGATTGTTCACAAATTACAAGAAAGAAAACCTAAACAAGGATAACTTGTAATGGATGGGGTGGTAA